GCTATAAACCCAAGTTCAGTTACTATTACAGCATCTGAAGTTGGAATTATGACAACACTAACAGACTTAGCAAGAAATTCAGCATCAAGAAATGTTGCAGGAGATATTGGCAGATTGTTTGGTGAAGCTATAGCTAAAAAAATAGATGCAGATTTATCAGCATTATTTACTGGCTTTTCAACACAAAAAGGACCAGGAGCAGGTGCAGAATTAACAATTCAAGACCTTTTTGAAGCAGGTACAGAGTTAAGAACAAACAATGCACCTCAAGCTTACTATGGTGTATTCCACCCAAAGCAAATCTTTAATGTTAAAAAAGCATTAACAAATACATTTGCAGGGTCAGCTAATATTCCAGACTTAGGTAATGAAGCTTTAAGAAATGGTTTTGTCGGACAAATCGCAGGAATACAAATATTTGAAAGTTCAAATGTTGCTGTAGATGGTTCTGATGACTCTATTGGTGGCGTATTCTCTCAAGATGCTTTAGGTTTAGCTATGATGCAAGACCTTAAGATTGAATCACAAAGAGATGCTTCATTAAGAGCAGATGAAATCGTAGCCACAGCAGTTTATGGAGTTGGAGAACTTCACGACAGCTATGGTGTAAAGCTAACAGCAGATAGTTTAGCAAACTAATTTAATTTAACTAGGGAGGGAAACCTCCCTTTTTATATAAGGTGTTAAAATGGAAACTGTTAAATTAATACATTCAAATGGCGATATTATTGAAAGATTAAAAATTCAATATGAACCTAATCAAAAAATGTGGAATCAAAGAGGTTGGAAAATTTATGACGAAACAATAGTTGTAAAAGAACCTATAATAGAAGAACCTAAAGTTGATACAGAGTGGCAACCAGAAGAAAAGCCAAAAAAGAAAAAATCCAAGAAAAAAGGGTAAATAATGGCTACAACTGAATTTAGTGTCGCAAATACAGATTTACAAAAAATCCAACCAGACATATTAGGTTTTGGTGTTACTGATTTTGCAGACCAATTACAATTTGCTGAAAATGATGTTTTAAGACGTATTCGTGAAGAATGGTGGGAAAGATATAGGCATCAAGTCAGATACAAAGATATCACTAAAGTAACATCAGTTGAAATAACAAATAGCAAGTTAACGAACTCACAATGGACACAATCAGTAGTTTATTTGGCTTTATGGAAATATATTTATCCAATATTGACTAAATGGCGTGACCCAGATACTGGCGAGGGCAAAGACACATTTCAAGTGCAATTAGACTTTTATCAAAATAGGTATGAGGAAGAATTTCAAGCTATTTTAAGAGATGGTGTTGAGTATGACGAAGATGGTGGTGGTACTGTTTCAGATAGCGAAAAAGAAGCCATACATCATTTAAGATTAGTGAGATAATGGAAATAACAGCAAATATAAATACTGTTGAAGTAACAAAATTTTTAAAAAATATTACAGCAAAACAAAAGGCAGTAATTAATAAAGGTTTAAAGCGAGTATCTAATATGGCTGTATTAATGATTACAAAGCGTACACAGCAAGGTAAATTGCCAGATGGGGGTAATATGAGGGCTTATGCTCCATCAACTGTGAGAGGGCGTAAAAAGAGAGGTAGACAGACTGGATTTGTTGACTTAACAGATACTGGTAAAATGTTTAGGAGTTTAGATTTTAAAACTGGTGCATTTAAAAGCACATTATTTTTTTCTAATATGGAAAGAGCAAAGATAGCTTCATATCACGATACGTTTGGTGTAGGTAAAAGAAAAGTTACAAGACCATTTTTTGCTATTGGTAATAGAGAAGAAGATAAGATTAAAGCAGATTTTTCAAGATTTTATTTTAAAGAAATGAGATTATGAGCAAAAGAGAAAATATAGCTAGTGACATAATTACAAAACTTGATGCTGTAACAAGTCCTATTGAGTTTAAAAAGATTACTAGAGAACCTTTTGAAGTTGAGGAATTAAGTGATGCTCAGTTTCCTGCAATGTTTGTTCAATCAGGAGACGAAACAAGGGAAGTATTAAGCATAGGCGATACTGGAGCAGGAACATATAGAGGTACAATAGATTTTTTAATTGTTGCTTTTGGTAAAGGCACAGCAACAAATATAGATACTGTTAGAAATCAAATTATAGAAGTAGTTGAAGAAACTTTAGATAATGATATAACTAGAAATGGTAATGCTATAGATACTCAAATAGTAGAAGCATCAACAGACGAGGGTACAATTTATCCTTATGGTGGTGTAAGAATAACAGCAAGAGTGATTTATGAATTTACTAGAGGGAGTGCATAATGGCTAAAAATGTTACTATGAAAAAAGGCGAAACTATTATAAAATGTTCAGAAGACCATATAGAGCATTTTAAGAAAAATGGTTTTACTTTAGGAAATGAAAAAGCAGTTGTTAAAAAAACTGAAAAAATAAAAGAAACTAACGAAGCTAACGATAAGGAGTTATAAATGGCTACACATCACGGAAAAGAGGGAGTTGTAACTATAGGTAGTGATACACTAGGTAATGCAACTGGTTTTACTGTAGATACTACACATGACGTTGTGGAAGATACACCTTTAGGTAATTCAATGAAATCTTATATAGTTGGTAGAGGTACTTATACAGCAAGTATCGATATGAACTTTGATGAAACAGATACAGCACAAACTAATCTAGTACAAGGTGCAGAACTTACATTTGCATTTTTACCAGAGGGTAATGCTTCTGGAGATAGAAAGTTCTCTGGAACTGGTATTGTAACTGGAATGTCAGTAGGTGTTACATTAGATGGTGTTACAACTAGAACTGTATCAGTACAAGGCAATGGTGGTCTTACTATCGGTACTGTTTAAATGACAGATAAATTGGATTATTTTGATGGTATACGAAACCATTTTAGCACCCTTGACACTCAAATAATTGAAGTGCCAGAGTGGGATTTAGTAGGCGATAAAGCTATATTTTGTAAACCTTTCAATATGCTTGAAAAACAAAAGATTTTTAAAGGTGCTAGTGGCACAGATTTAATTGTTTTGATTGATGTAATTATTGAAAAGGCATTAACAAAAGATGGCGAAAAAATGTTTAATGGAACTCATGTTCTAGCTTTTAAAACAAAAGCTGATACTAATGTTATTGCAGATGTTGCCACAAAGATTATGGGAACTGGAAACACAGATATTGAAGATAATAAAAAAAACTAAGAAATAATGTAGAATTACATAATATTTTTGGGTTAGCAGAAAAACTACACAAGACAGTTTCCGAAATCTTGCAAATGTCAGTAGATGAGTTTAATATGTGGTTAGCATACTTTCAAATTCAAAGTGATGAACGAGAAAGAAGCGAAAGACTAGCAAAGGCTCAAAGATAGTGGCAACAAAAAACGTAAATATAGACATTATAGCCAAAGATAAAACCACAAAGGCTATGAACTCGGCTACAAAAGGTGTTAACAACCTTAAAAATAGCGTTCAAACTTCTGTAGCAACACAACAAAAATCTTTTTCAGCTTTAGGTAATACAGTTAGAAATGTAGTTGGTGGTGTAATTGTTTTCCAAGCATTAAGATTTTCTAAACAAATGGTTGATATGGCAAGTGCTGTTCAAGAAATGCAGTCAAAATCATCTGTTGTTTTTGGGCAATTTGTATCAAGTGTTAGAAGTCAATTAGGTGAATTTGGAGATGAAGTTGGCAGAAGCACACATGAACTTGAAAAGATGGCATCTTCAGTACAAGATACGTTTGTTCCTATGGGTTTTGCTCGTGGTGAAGCATCTAAACTTTCAGTACAATTAACAAAATTAGCAGTAGATGTAGCATCATTCAATAATGCAAGTGATGTTGATACTATGATGGCATTTCAAAGTGCCTTAGTAGGAAACCACGAAACAGTTAGAAGATTTGGTGTTGTAATTACAGAAGCAACATTAAAACAAGAATTACTTAGAATGGGCATAACAAAAAATGCCAGAGAAGTAACAAATGCAGAAAAAGTTCAAGCTAGATTAAACCTATTAATTGCAGGAACATCAGATGCACAAGGAGATGCCACAAGAACTTCTGGTAGTTTTGCAAACACCTCAAAGGCATTAAGTTCTGCATTAAGCGAATTATCAGTAGATGTAATGACACCTATGTTACCTAAACTCACAAATATGGTTGAGGGTTTTATAGATGCTACCGATAAAGCTAGGTCATTTTTTACAATGATAGGCATGTTAAATAGAGATTTATCTACAACTGCATTAAGGCAAGATAGAATAGCTGAAATAGAACTTCAATTATCAAAGATAAGGGAAAGTTTAGGCACAACATTATTTGGTTTAAATGCAATAGAAAAACAACATATTTTGCTTTTAGAAGCTGAACTTGGTCATTTAAAAGCAATGCCAGAACTTATAGCTATGGTTT